ACCTCAGAAGATATAGAGCTTCTGTTACCCTGTGTTGCAGTCCATCCAACAAGATTGAGTTCGTGACACATAGCTTCAAATCCTCTCATAACAGATCCTTCACTTTTCCACTCATCACCCAAGTTCTTGTCCGGGACAATACAATCTATATAATCCAATACAACCATATCAACTTTTGTTCCTTCCGCCACCATCTTTCTTACCTGATTCTTAATCTGAGAAAGTGTCAAAGTGTCAGATGGTAATTTTTTTAATATGAGTTCATTGGGCATTTTTTCTTTTATATCAATCACCTTTTTCAATACCTCTTCTTTCTTATTTGACAACTCATCAGGAGAAATTCCGGTCCAAAGGGTGAAATGTTTTCTTTGAATGATCTTTAAGTTGTCCTCAAAGAATATCTGTAAAACATTGTATCCCAAATTGTAAGCGTGGTTCGCCATTTTAGTGAGTAAGGTTGATTTACCTACTCCGGTTGGAGCGAGTATCACACCTATTTCTCCCTTCGCCAGTCCTCCTTTTAATAACTTGTCAATAGAAGGTATACCCATAGGGATTGGATGTCTAAAATCGTCGTTTAATACCTCGTCAAGGTTATTAAAAACACTCTCCGTTCCCTTCTCTATCTCACCCACCTGAAGAGCTCCTCTAACCATCTCTTCAAGAGCGTCATAATTCTCAAATTCACCCCCATCAATGATCTTTTGGGCCTTGGTTATTGCCTTCTGCAGTTCTTGCTGCTTACAGAATTTCAACGCTTTTTCCTGAACAAATGAAACACCCTCGAAAGGTGCTTCATTTATTTTTTTAAGTGTGTCAAGTATAATTTTGACTGCCAGATCTTGTTTGATTTCCGATTTTGTTATCTGTTCAATAGTGTCAAAAGAAGGACTTGATTCATACTTTTTGTGGTATTCTTTAATCATCTGAATGATGATTTTGAAATACTTGTTTTCAAAGTAATTTGGTTCTATAACATCTATAATTGAACGGGAAAAATCTTTATCTAATATGATCTGATTTAGTAGTTGTATTTGAAAAGTGTCACCTAAATAGTTAAAATTTTTGTCAGAATTCATATGTATAGTCCGTTATAATTTAATAAATATTACACCTCAAGCGGAAGTCCAAGGTAATCAAAAGTTAATTTTCTTTCGGAAAAAATGTCAGTTAGATCTCTTAATATACTTTTTAGGTATGGGCGGACATCCACAGTGTATCTTACCTTCGGCGGATACATTTTAGCGTTGAACTGTCTATGACAAATTGTCTCATTATCTATCTTAAGATACATATTAAAGTTCTCCGGACCTTCAGTCATTGACGTGTTCATAATGGTTGGATCTTGGATAATGTAATCCATATTGTCCAACATATACGTGGTTGTCTTCATCTTCAAACTATACTCAAGTTGTCCTTGAATACCGCTCATCAACTCATATAACTCCCAAGAGTTCTTTACTCGGTAGTTATACCCCTTCACATTAAAGAATCTTTGGACAATAATGATGTCATTTAATGTCAACAAAAATTCCAATTTAATTGCGTCCTGTTCTTTCATACTTTTTTGTTTTTGTGTTTTGATTTTTCTTTTCTTGTTATTTTTAGAAATGGCTTTAAGAAGTTAATCCAAGCGTCGTCTTGTTTTGGTAGATACTTAAACAATCCATCCTCCATCATCATCTTCATCAGGTTCTTATAACCTCTATCCTCCGGATCCAAACTATCCGAATAATAAGTTTGAACCATTTCTTTTGCTTGTTCTGTTAATAAAGGATTAGAGAGATCAATAATACTTTCATTTATCTGAAAGAATTCGTCACCATAGATTCCGGATTTCGTCTTTCCGGTTAGAAGATTCTTGATTGCTGAGTTGTTTTTATCTTGTTCAAAAATTTGTTCCGCTCTTGTTAAAATATCGGAAATAGTTATCTTATCTTCAAGTATTTCGGGAAATAATTTTACTAAAGTTTTTTCACCCATATAGTATATACCATCTATATTGTCAGACCTGTCTCCTGATAGAATCTTGAATGTTGAAACATTATAATGTGGAACTTCAACTTCTTTCATAGGGATTTTATCTCCAACCTTATAGGTTTTCTTTGTATTAGGTGAGTAGATTGATACTTTGTCGGATATCAGTTGTGTAAGGTCTCTGTCGGCTGAAAAGATGACCTTATTTTCGTCTTCAGAGATTGAACAGTAATATGCGATCATATCGTCTGCCTCGTTGCCATCAACGTCTAATTGCCTTATAAACACCTCCTCCAAATACTGTTTGATTCTTTGTTTCTGTCTTTCAAAAGACGCTAACTTATTTTCTTCTAATGGAGTTCTCCGGTTGAGTTTATATTGGGGGTAGATAAGTTTTCTTTTGGATGCGGACTCTTCACCATCCCAAAATACAACAACCTTATCAAAGTTTTGTTCCTCAACGAATTTTCTGATTGTATTTAGAAAGTGAAATATTCCACCAACGTGTTCCCCTTTATGGTAGAACTCTTTTACTCCGTGGAACCCTATTTTTAATAAATTATTTCCGTCAACTAATAATGTCTTGATCACACATCCTTGTTAAAAGATTAGAAAATGTTTTTATAAGTATAATACAAAAATAACTTAAATCAAATAAAAAACCCCTCACTAAGGAGGGGTTAATTTTATTCAGAAACTTCTTCAGATTCTTCAAGTTTAATTTCTCCGTCTCCGGATAAGATACCATTCCAATACTGAGAGTATTCTTTTTTGTATTTCTCCAAGGCATCTTTGTCGTCAGCAATATATCCCTGCGGAACCGCAATGATCTTACCATCTTTATAACCAAGACCATTTACGTGGTTTTTAAGAATTGATACTTTAGTTCTGATGGCATAAGATACTGTTCTACCATTTTTGGTTGCGGTGATGTGATTAATACCCGCTTTCTTTTGGTTACCAAATAAGAACACCAATGATGACGCCAACCATATCGCCTCTCCACCTTTTGCTTTGATCTCAGGTTGTCCAAATGGATTGTCAGGAAGTTCAACCCAAGGCTGATTAACCACAACAAGAGTATTATAATATGGATAATCTTCTTTCTTAGATTTTGTTATTCTTGAGTGGATTCCCATACCGATCTTATCAGCAAGAACACTAGCATTATGTTGCTTACCTCCCTTTCCATCGTAAGTCATCTTACAAGGAATACTACCAATAGAATCCCAACAAATAAGAAGGTTATATGGAACTTCTCCTTTTTCTTGTGCATCTAACAACTCATTAATGAAATCGGTTGCCTGTTCAATATAATCAAATGAATCATTGAATATAAAGTCACCATCCCATTCTCCGTTTTCATTTTTTTGAGCTTTCAATCCGAGTTCAACTGCGTGTTCCCAACTCCATTTTCTTTCAGTGATAATGAATACCGGAAGATCTCCTCTTTTTTGAGCATCTGCCGCGGCTAAGATCATAGCTGTTGTCTTACTACTATTGGTATGCCCCAAGAACATATTCACCCCACCCATTACAGGTCCGGGTATACCACAAGCATTATGAAACGCCTCACCACAATTGTAGTAGTTTGTTTCTTTGTATTTTGTTTTGGTTGAGAATTTGTCTTTTATACTACTAATCCCACCAATATCTTTTTTCTTAATTCCTGCCATAATTTATTTTTTATTTTCTTCTAAAAATTTATCTATCTCTGATTCAGTTAATGAGAGGTTTTTAATCTTTTCTTCAAAAAGTTTCATAAACTCATCTTCAAGTTCAATTGGTATATACTTTCTTTTGAGTTCCATTTTGATTGTTTGCCCATTTTCAGTATCAATTACCGGATTCATATAAAATACCATTTTGTATTTTGGTTCTTCCATAACAACCGACAATGGTGGTGTATCTTGTTTTTTCCCATCAACATCATCAAAAAATCCTCTAACTAAAACTGCTCTTTCACCTTTAACCCTATAGTCTTCAGGGTTATCTAACACCTTATCAAGTAAATCGTGAAGGTGTTGTCTTAAAATCGCCTCTCCATTCGCCATTTGTAGATCTTGAGCCATTTCAGGACTGAACTCAATAAGAATTTTTTTCTTAGGTTCAAATGTTTTTGGATCATATAATGCGGGTGTTATTGCTGCACCATCTTTAACAGGTTCGTGAAGTTTTTTAGGATCATACATTTCAGGTGTAAGAGCAAAAGACAGAATATATCCGTTCCCTTTGAACTTTGACACATCAGATAATTTATATGTTGCTGCCGTTATCGTTCTACCTTCAAGTACAAAACTAGGAGAATTAATTATTTCAAGTGATGTTAATCCACTAAACTCCGGAAATTGTAATATCTTATCTTTGATTGGTTCCAAATCTTTTTTCCCATAAAGAGTATTATCAACCACACCAAAAGGTAAATGGTCTTTTTTATCATAGTTTTTTACTAACTCACTAATTAAATCTCTAATTTCCATAACATAATTTTAATGAAAAAAGGGTGAGGTTTTAACTCACCCTTGGTTTAGTTCATAGATTAGAACGGCAATTCAGAATCTGGATCTTCGTCCTCCTGT